TCGACACCGGGGATGAACACGGCGAGGGCGGCAACGGTTCAGAAGTTTCAGAAGTTGAGCGACTCTTCCTGGCGCAGAATCCGGGGTTGAAGGTCTGATCAATTCACAACATAAACAAGCCAAAGGAGGAATAAGAAATGGCACACACATTACAGGAAAGATATAGCGCTCTCGTTGAAGCAAAGCTGAGAGCAGAAGCAGTATATGCAAATTTATTCAACCACAAGTATGAGGGTGATCCCAAAGCGGGCGCGGTCAAGATCCCGGTAAGAGATGAAGTCGCAGTCGGTGCATACGACAGAGCAACCGGCAAGCAGCTGACAGTAGGATCCACCACATATATCACACTGCCGATCGATCAGGACCAGGCAGTCAACGAACTTATCGATGGTTTCGAGGCAGCCGCAGTTCCGGACAACATCGTTGCCGACAGACTCGACAGCGCAGGCTATGGTCTCGCAATCGATGAAGATGCAGCCAAGCGTACAGCCCTGACAACAGACGGCAACTATACAGCTACAGGCAACACAACCAAGCTCACAAAGGCCACTGCATACGATGCAATCATCGACGCTATCCAGGCCGCAAAGAAAGCACACGTTCGCAAGGGCACAATGTGGCTGGCAGTTTCCAACGAAACATACGGCACACTTCTGAAGGACGAGACTCACTTCGTCAAGGCTTCCAACCTGGGTGACGAAATCACAACTACTGGCTTCGTTGGCAAAATCGACGGTGTTCCGGTTTACGAAGATGCTGACATGACAGAAGACTTCGAGTTTATTCTCGGTAATTCCGAATTCTGTCATTTTGTCGCGGAATTCGCAGTACCGGTAGCAGTTAAAGATCTGGCAGACGGTGCACACATTGGCGCATCTGCAGTTCAGGGCCGCAGAGTTTACGGACTCAAGATCAGCAAGCCGGAGACAGTCTTCGCAAAGAAAACGGCCTAAGGCCTAAGGGGGATATATGACATACGCTACATATGAATACTATGCAAAGGTATATGCCGGCGATATGTCGGAAAAAGAGTTTATCAAGTGGAGCGGCAAGGCTACTGAGTATATCGATATGATGACTCACGGCCGAGCCGCTACCGCCCCCGAGAGCATGCAGCAGGGACTCGCAATGGCGTTCTGTATGGTCATTGACAGCCTGGCAAATGAGGCACGTGAAGCAGCGGAAACACAACACGGGGTAATCAAGAGCGCTAACAATGATGGCTTATCGGTTTCATATGCTACCGCATCAATTGCACGGTACAGCAACCAAAGACTTCAGGCGCTCCATACCTGGCTGACATATCCGGTAAATCTGATGAGCGGCTGGATCTGAGGGAGGTGATAGCAATGTTCAAAGGAACTGAAACGGTCACCATTCTCAACAGACGGCACGACAGGGCAACGGATACAGACACGGTAACAGCAACCGTTATCCAGGGCGTATCCTGGTACGAGGCAGACGGCAGCACGGGGCAGGACACAAAAAGCAACGCAAGGGTAATCAAGGTGAGAATACCGGCGGCCGCATGCACTCGATATGTGACGCCCGACAGTTTCCGGAACTCAATGGGCGGCTGGACCCTGCAGAAGGGGGACAAGATCTTCCGAGGCATCACGCAGCAGGACACCCCGTCAGGGGCAGGAGTCATGACTATTCGAGAGATCCACGACAACCGGGGCCACCCGTTAGGTCACATATATGTGGAGGGGGACTGATGGGAGTTTTCAAAGGCAACGGACAGGCAATCATAATGCAGCCGGGGAACAGCTCAGAGGTAGTCTGGAACAGCAACTTTGCATCGGAGAAAAATGCTCAGTTTGCCAAAGTCAGAGGGCGAATCGCAGAGCATGTGGCACGGGTCACGGACGAGTATGTGCCCATGCTTCAGGGTACCTTAAAAAACAGCGTGCAGACAGCATCCGACTGGGAAGCGGGGCAGATCGTATACAACACGATATACGCAAGGTATCAGTACTACCTGCATGATCTCGGGCACACATACCAGGGCAAGAGAGGCCCACACTGGGGTGAAAGATCCGTCAGTGATCATCGCTCCGATATCGACGACACGGCAAGAAAGGCGGCGAAGGAATATGTCAAATAATACAACAATCAACGCCGTCAGGAAGTGGCTTATGACATGCCCGGCGGTACAGAACAGCGGCGACAACAACACGGCTTTCCGGGTGAATGTGCTGGACTATGAGCCGATAGCATTCAGTATCGAGGACGCACCGGGACAGCCCGTCACACGACGCTATATCAGAGGCGCAGGCAACGGAAACACGAGGAACTATGTGATAGCTTCGAGGCAACCGTTCAGCGCTGACACAAAGATCCAAACGGCAGTATCCCAGACTTTCGAGGGTATCGCAGAATGGATCGAAGAACAGAACAACACACGCCAATTCCCGAACCTGGGAGAGGGCAAACAGACACGGAGCGTGGAGATCACAAACCGGGGATATATTTACAGCGAAACGGCCGACACCTGCATATATCAGATGCAACTCGCCGTGGAGTACAACGAAAAAGTAAAGTGAGGTAAAACACAACTATGAAACTTTCTGAACTCATGACAGGCTACACACCGAGTGCTTCTTTCGAAGGCTTTGCCGACAGCGACACATGGTGCCTGGCCATCAACACCGGATCTGCTACCAAAGAGAGCGATTACGATGTTTTCCAGATCGGCGCAAGGGATCAGTCAGCATCCTTTAATCCGGAAACAAAAGACAGCGTATATGTGCGCAGCGGCAAGGTAACAGCAAAGACCGGCAATTCTCTGCAGATCAAGCTGGATCACGACAGATACTTCGGCGATGCGGTCCAGGACTACATTGACTCATTCGATATCGTATTCGGAACAGGTCAGGAAGTAGTCACCGACTTTGTATACTTCAACCTTTTAACAGGCAAGGGATACAAGGGCAAGGGCGCTATCATCATGTCTGACGGACCGTCCGCAGCAGCAGGCGAAAACGGGGCATGGTCCGGAACTCTTTACTGCCAGGGCAAGCCGACAGAATTCACATACGCAGCCTGAGACAGTAGCAATCTATAACACAACACGGGGGAGAGATCCCCTTTTATGCCGGCATAGTATAGCAGCCAGTATATCCGCCTTGTAAGCGGGAGACGGTGGTGCAATTCCATCTGTCGGCACTCATAAACAAAATGAAGAAACAGGAGAGGAACAATCATGAAAGTAAGGAACATTGAAATCAAATACGACCGCACAAATGTTGACGATGTGCAGAAGTTCGAAGACGCACTGGAGGCATACCAGGAAGCGCAGAAAACAATCGCAGAGACTACATATGCAAGACAGAGCGACAAACTTCTTGCCGGATGTGAGGCGGCCGCAGAGCTGCTGAGAACCGCATTCTCCGAAGACCTGATCGAGGCAACCGGAGTAAATCCCCGCAGCCTCATGGAGCTCACGGATCTTATCGTAGACATCACGGATGCAATCATGCAGGAAAACAAACAGCAGGTCCAGAAGGTTCAGCGCCTCGCAGCAAAGTATGGAAACATGCGAGCGTAAATCATGAACATTCTGACAGACAACCTGCCGACGACAGTGGCGGGCTATGCTATCAATACAGACTACAAAAACTGGATCGCATACGAGACGCTGCTGAGAGATGAAACACTCACGATGCAGGACAAATTAACGGAGATAATCCTGCTGACGGTGAGGGAGCCGCTGAGCGTAAAACCGGAAGACATGGAGAGGCTTTTCCGAGGGCTGATCCTATTCCACGCGGGGAAGACAGACACCGACGAAGAGGAGCCGGAATCGCCCTCACACGGGCAGGAAAGAGTACCCGACGCATACGACTATGACATAGACCAGGAACTCATACTGGCGGCTTTTATGCAAGCGTACAGGATAGATCTTTCGACAGCCTCGATGCATTGGTTCGTCTTCCGGGCACTGCTACAGGGGCTACCGGATGACACACGCTTCATGAGTGTTGTCGGATACCGGACGGCGGACACATCCAGAATGCCTAAAGAAACAGCAAAACAATACAACGCCCTGAAAGCTAAGTATGCAATCAGACGAGAGCGGAAACCATTGACGAGAGAAGAAGCAGAAGCCGCACTGAAGGCGCAGGTGGCGGAGATATACAGACGAGCCGAAGAAAGAAAGAAGAGAGCAGCAGACAATCAGAAGGGCAAAGGGTGACACACCCCGAGCCCTCTTTTTTCGTAGGAAAGGAGTGGACGCATGGCAGCAGACTTTAAAGTAATCGGCGAAGTTGATATTAATGCTCAGCAGGCGCAGCAGGGACTGAACGGGCTGAAGGATCTTGTCAAAGGCCTGGGACTTGCGGTCCTTTTCAAAGAGGCAACAGAGGCAGCCGTCGAGTTGGGAAAGGCGGTCATTGATCTCGGTTCGGACTTCGAGACCAGTATGGCGAAGACTAAGACCCTGTTCAATGGCACGGGTGAAGAATTCCAGCAGTTACAGGACGAGATATTGTCCATATCATCAGCGACAGGGCAGAGCGCCAAAACATTAGCCGAAGCGGCATACAGCGCGGAATCAGCAGGTGTAGCCCAGGAAGACTTAGCTACGATGATCGAACAATCTTCCAAACTGGCGACGGCAGGTTTCACCGATGTCGATACGGCGTTATCTGCAACCGTCAAGGCAATGAATGCCTACGGAATGACAGGTGAGAAGGCTATCAGCAAAGTACAAAAGGTGCTGATCCAGACCCAGAACAAAGGTATTACAACCGTCGGCGAGCTTGGACAACATCTATCCAAAGTGACACCGACAGCAGCAGCCTTCGGCGTATCATTCGAACAGGTCGGTGCAAGTTTGGCAGGCATGACCGCGCAGAGTGGTGATGCAGCGCAGGCAACGACATTCCTCAATGCTTTCATCAGCGAACTTGGTAAAAACGGAACCGTTGCAAGTGAAAACCTGGCAGCAGCAGCCGAGGGATCACAATATGCCGGCATGAGCTTCAAACAAATGATGGAGTCAGGCGCAACGCTGAACGAAGTTCTGGATCTCATGAGTACATATGCACACGCAAACGGACTCGAGATCGCAGATATGTTCGGATCGATGGAAGCAGGCAAAGCCGCAATGCAGTTGGATGCTTCGGACTTCATCGCAAACCTCGAGGCAATGGGCACGGAAGCGGATGTCGTAACAGAAGGCTATGAAACAATGGCGGCGACCTTTGAAATCCAGTCTCAGCGAGTGGTGGTAGCAGCACAAAACATGGGCATTACAATCTATGAGTCCATGCAGGGAACACTTGCGGGAATGGCACAATATACGGCCGACACCATAACCGAACTTACGAAGGCATACGAGGAAGAAGGCATTGCCGGACTATCACAAGCGCTGCTGAATATCATCGTTGACGGCATCCCAAAACTCATTAAAGGCCTTACGGATCTTATCAGAAAAGCAACCGACTGGCTTAAAGGAGAGGGAAGCGACGAAACCTTTGACGCAGGCTTTGATACATTCCACGAACTTGTGAAAGGCCTGGGCGATACATTGCCGGATCTTCTTGCCGCACTCGGAGAACTGATATGGCAGGCACTCGTGACATTGGTGAAGCATCTGCCGGACTTCTGGTCA